GAGCACAGCAACAACAGCAGGCAGGTCCTCTTGGAGCTATGGACCCATCCGGTGGAGGTGGGGGTAATATAGGCGTTGGCACAGCACCACAACCGGGCGAACAAGGATTTAGTGCAGCTAAAGACCCTGCAGAGCAACCTAGCGGAGATGAAGCGCAACAACTAGCTGCCCTGCTTAGAGGAGCTCAATGATAAAAGAAGTAGCTAAGAAGTTACTTAAACTTGTAAACGTAAAGAGTAACACAGATTTACTAGAGCTGTATATGAATGACAGAATTAGTATCATTCATAAACAGATGGAACAAGCTCCTAATATGCAAGATATTAATCAAATGCAAGGAGCCATAAAAGAACTCAGACGACTTCAAACTTTACGTGATGAAGTTATAGCAGGCGCAAAAGATGGCTAATACAGGTTTACTTTCTAAAGCTGCATATGAGGGGTACGCTGAAGAAGGAAAGGGGTTGGCAGTACCTCCCCCTGATATAAAGGTTAAAGATGCAGTAAAATTTGTAGCAGAGATGACCCCAATAGTTGGGGATGCTCTTGCTGCTAAAGAAATATATGACGAACTCCGTAAAAAAGACCCTAATTATTATTTGGTGGGGGCATTAGGAGGAGCTGCTCTATTAGGTTTAGTGCCCGGCATTGGGGATGCCGCAGCTAAGTTAGTGAGAAATGGGGCAAGAGATTTAGTCTCTTTAGCTAAAAGAATAGAAGTTGACCCTAATGCTGTAGGTATGAGTGGTGGTAATATCAATCTTAAACCTAAACTTAACAGCGAAGTTTTTTTAGATACCTTAAAGAAACAAAAAGATAAAGACGATTATTTGTATGTAGTTCACGGCGGTGATGATTTTGAGGGAAAACTAGATTTAAGTAGAGTTGGAACAGGTGAGCCCGGAGATTATAGACCATTAGGAACAGGAATATATGGTTTAGTTTTTAATCCTAATGAACCTAAACAAGCCTTACAATCTCTTGCAGGAGCTGCAAGATATGGCAGACATTATGGAGGGGGTATAACGCAGAAAGCTACAGAAAATTGGAAGGGATACTCTGACCCTATTTATAAGAAAATTTATGAAAGGGCTCCTAATGGGGAACTACTTCTTCCTGCGAAAGAAAGGTTAGAATTACTTCAACAAGTTTATTCAAAATATCCAACTAGAATAGTTGAAGAAACTATTGAACCTCCTAAAGTACATTTATTTAGAATACCAAAAAATAAACTTAACACAATTAATATAAACTCTCGTGTTTTAAAAGAGGATAACAGCTTATCATATATTAAAGAATTATTTGATTCTGGACAGGTAAAACGAGGACCTGAGATAGAGTACAAAGACAGATATATCCCTGAATTTAAAAGAAGGTTAAAAGGAGAAGCAGAACAAAAAGAAACACCTGACCTTGTTATACAAAAACTAGGCGGAGAGGATTATACACATAATGAAGTTTCTATGAATAATCCAGATATTGTAGAACGTGTAGGTAAGTTTGATGTTGCAGATGCCCCCACTTATAAGAAGTATCCGGGCGCATTTAATGCGATTGCAAACCCAGATGATTATAAGGTTATGCCTACCAAAAAAGGAACTCCAAAAGAAATAGGACCTCAAGAATACAAATTTAATCAGTCAATGTTTGATGTGACAGGAGAAAAACGGTTTGGTTGGAGAGACTCTCCCAAAGCAGAAGAAAAATACGAAGGATTAGGAATATATAGAGGTTCGGAGGGAACATTTGAATCTGGTAGACCTCAAACTCCTGCAATGCAAAGAGCAGCCATGAATCCTGCTAAATTAAAAAGGATAGAGGCTGAGAAAAAAGCTGCGTTAATGGAGGCACAACGAAAAGAAGAATTAACTGCCAAACCTAGAAAAGGACCTGTTTTTGATTTAGGTGAAGGTATTAGAAATAGATTACCCGGAGGTAGAGCACAAGGAGGAATAAATATGGCTCAACAAGGAATGATACCATTAGTGCCAAACCCTAACATGAGACCAGAGGGCATAAAACCAGCATCCACAGATGACTACACAATGAAAGAGGGTGATGTAGAGAATATACCTATGGATAGTCCACTACATCCTGCCTATAAAGATACCACTGCAACGCAGAGATTTGGAATTAAGGTTGCAGGCATAGGGGGAAATATAGAAAGAGCTTACGATGAAGCGGTAAAGTTCGCTAACAAATATAAATTTGGTGAGGCAGACTCTACAGAAGATACTTTTAGACATATACTTTTAGGTGGACTTGTTGATGGTATGGGAGAAAAAGACCCGCTACAAAAAAGATTATTTAAGGGTTTTGCAGGAAAAAGAATAGATGCGAGAGAAGACAACGACCCAGAATCCAAAATTGACCTTGTAAATAATAAATTTGGAAGAATACTAAGAGAAGCTGTACCTAACGAAGAAGAGTTTGTAGAAGCTGCAAAAGACGTAGCTTTACTTATGAGAAGCAACGACACTAGAGAGGTAAAACAGGATAAGCTAAAACAGCGTTATGGTGTAGAAGAGTTGCCTATAAATAGCTTAGATGCCTATGAAAGATTAAGAAGTGATGAGTTTAATGAGTTACCTTATGAAGTGCGACAGTCTGAGTTAGTTAGTAGATATGGCGTTGACCCACGAGATGCCGCTAAGATACTAGTAAAAGAACCAGACCCAATGAAATCAACAGACGATTATACTAAGAGAGAAGGAGGAGCTCTTATGGCACAAACAGGTGTTATGCCAATGTCAAAGGCACAGGAAGACCCAACAGGGGGTGGTCCAAAAGTTGCACAAGGTAGGAAACAAACCAAAAAGCCTAAAGTACAAAGAGGATTAGCTAGACCTATAGTTGACCCAAGAGACGAGGCTATGAAAGAAATACAAGTAGCATCACAGAAAAAAGGCGAAGTATTACCGGTTATGCAAGCAGCAAAAGGCGTTACAGCTATAACTGTGGGTATCGGAGCGCCTAAGCCAGACCTTATGGAAGCAGAGAAGGGCGAGCCACCTATGGGAGCTACAAAGAAAGAAGTAGCTGACGACCAACACGTAATGATGAGTGAAGGTGAGCTAGTTGTACCTGCTAACGTGGTCAGATATCATGGTCTTGGTACATATGAGAATATGAGACAAGAAGCACTTATGGGTTTGGAGAGTATGGAAGATGCAGGACAGATAGAGTATGTAGGTGACGAAAAAACGTCTAAAACCAATGATGGTGGTTTGTTAACAGCACAATCTGGTTTGGCACTTGGTTCAGGACCTACAGCTGCATCAGCACAATTTGCTGGGTTATCATCGTCTCCAACAACAAGTGTGGCTCCATTGTCATTAGGAAGACCTATATTAGATAAAGACGGTAACATAATAGGATATGAGCCTAACACACAGCCAACCCCTACTCAAACATCTGGTGTAGGATTAGTTGCGCCTAACGTAGGTAGTTATGAAACATCAGTAAAAGAAGATTTCACAAAGCCACCAGAGGGTGTAGAAACGCCATCTGCTCCATCAGGAGGAGTGGGAGGAGGCTCAGGAGGAGGTGGCGCAGGATTTACACCAGCTCAACCAAGACAGACATCTCAAGATTACATGGAGAGTTTTGACAAAAATGTAGCCGGCTTATCTGCTAGAACTCCGACTGCAACTACCGCTTTTCAACAATCTGACTTTGATAGCTATGTAAATGTAAGGCAGCCTATGTCAGAAAGAGAAGGGATTATGGGCAAAGTAGGTGGTGCTGTTGATTCTGCTGCAGGATACATGTTACCTTTTACAGGATACCAAGATAAGAAAATTAGAGAAAGTGCCGCAGATAAATTAACAAATTTTGCGTTTGGTTCTAAAGAAGAATACGACACACTTACAAAAACAGTAAATTTACCTTCTTTGGGCGATACTGAAGATGACCCAAAGTTAGTGCAGAAGTTGACTGAAGCTAAGAAGATACAGTTTGATGATGACACAGCAAAGAAGGCTAATGAATTTGCTGCAAAGAGAGATGCAGCTTTAACACAAGCTAAAGAAGATATGAGTGCTCCTGTTGTGTTTAAAAAGGATACATTTGTTGATGATTTCTTACAAGGACCTCAACCAAGTCCAGAAGCTCAAGCAGTTAGGGAACAAGAAAGAAAACTTCTTGCGGGAATAAGCCCAGATAGCGTTGGAGGAAGTGGCGGTTTAAGCACTAAAGAAATACGAGAGCTTGACGCTAAAAGAGCATCTGATGCGTATAATAAAAGCTTAATGGAAGCACGAGACGCTGAGTTAGCTAAAGATATGAATCCTATTAGAGCTGCTGAACGTATGAAAGCTGAAGTAAGTGGCACAGATACAAGTATGATGAGTGGTGCTGAGAGAGAAGAAGAACAACGAAGACGAGAGGATGCTGAAAGACGTGCTGCTAGTTTTGCTGATTTTCAACAAAGAGAAGAAACTAGAAGAGCAGAGGATTCAGCAGGAGTAAATAGAGGAGACTTTGGAGGCACACCAACAGCTACTGAGGGGTGTGTTATAGCCACACACGGCTTATCTACAGGAGGTTTTACTAAGTTAGAGAAAGCTAAAGCTGAGATATGGTGTGCAAAGACATATCATGGCAAATGGTATGGTGAAGCATTTAGAAGAGGATACAGAGCTGCAGGACAGCGTTGTATAGACTCAGGTAAAGCACGAGAGCATTACCAAGAGTTTAAAGACTTTGTTGCTTATGGCAGAGGAGTCAAGAAGGGATTTGGATTGGCTATTAACTATTATGTAAGGACAATTCAATTTTTCATCACTGGTTTGTTTATCAGTGAAGATTAAATTTAGTATAGGAGATTATAATGAGTGAAGCGATTGCCGCAGTAAAACAGGACGTTAAGGCTGTGCCTATGAAATATAGGAAGGACAGAACTGACGAACAAGAAGAGTTAAAGCGTTTAGAAGAGGAACGTGCTAACGTAGTACAGGAGCAGAGGGATGCAGAGGCTGACAAAGCTGAGACTGAATCTCTTGCACCTGAAGAGAAGACGTTTAAGAAACGCTATGGTGACTTACGGCGACACACCCAGCAAAAGGAACAAGAGCTCAAAGATAAAATTAGAGACTTAGAGGGGCAAATATCTACAGCTACTAAAGAAGCTATAAAGTTACCTAAGAGTGATGATGAGCTTGCAGCATGGACAAAAGAATACCCTGATGTGGCAAAGGTTATAGAGACTATTGCTACTAAAAAAGCTCTTGAGTTAGACAAGGGTATGGAAGATAGGCTCAAAGCTATTGCAGAAAAAGAAGCAGAAGCAAAAAGAATGACTGCAGAGTCACAGCTTTTACAATTACATCCTGACTTCGAAGACATCAGAAATGATGAAAACTTTCATGGTTGGGTTGAAAGACAGCCTTCATGGGTACAAAAAGCTCTGTATGAGAATGAAACCGATGCAAGGTCTGCAGCAAGAGCTATCGACTTGTATAAAGTGGATACAAAAATAGCTGATACAAAGAAATCGTCATCTGATAAAGGTGCGGCTTCTTTAGTGACAGCTAAGAATACATCTAGCGTAGCCAAAACAAAAAGCTCTCAATCTAATCAATGGAGAGAATCTCAAGTAGCTAAGATGAAATCTCATGAATATGAGAAGAACGAAAAGGCTATAGCAGAGGCTATACAATCTGGCAATTTTATTTATGATGTGTCAAGATAAAAATTTATTTACTTTTATTTTATTTTATGGTAAAATATAGTAATTAATAGCGACCCCGTAAGGTTACTCGCTCCAATAGTGCTGTGCAGACGATACACTATAAATCCTAAACTTTGAGTACAGCGAAGTTATAGATTTTCCACCAATTCAAACTACCCAGAGCGTAAGCCCCGTCAGGACACCTTATCAACTGGTCTTGTATAGTACGAAAATCTACAATCTTTAAATCATATTAACGAGGTAAAACAATGGCATTTAAAACCGCCGCTGGACACAGTAGTTTACCAAACGGCAATTTTAGCCCGGTAATCTACTCTCAAAAAGTTCAGCAAGCTTTTCGCAAGACCTCGGTTGTAGAGTCAATAACTAACTCTGACTACTTCGGCGAGATTGCGAACTATGGTGACACGGTTAAAATTATTAAGGAACCGGAAATCACCGTTAAGGAGTATGCACGAGGCACTCAGATTACTCCACAAGACTTGGATGACGAGGACTTCAGTCTTGTCGTTGATAAAGCAAACTATTTTGCTTTTAAGGTAGACGACATTGAAGAGGCTCACAGCCATGTCAATTTCGAATCTTTAGCATCTGACCGAGCAGGCTATAGGCTCAGAGACCAACACGACCAAGAAGTTCTTGGTTATCTAAGTGGTTTCAAGCAAGGCACAATCAACGCTGTAGCAGGCACAGCTAACGACACCGTAAGTGGGTCAAAAGCTGTATCAACTGCAGGGTCTGATGAACTGCTTACATCTATGAAGCTAAAAAAGGGTGACTTTGGTAACATCACTACTTCAAGTGCTGGCGACCACTCAATCCCATTAGCACCACGTATGCCGGGCGCAACTGCTCAAGCTACAGCTACTGCTACACCATTGCAAGTCATTGCAAGAATGGGCAGACTGCTTGATACACAGTTCGTCGATACAGATGGTAGATGGTTAGTTCTACATCCAACTTTTGTTGAAGTTCTCAAGGACGAAGATTCACGTCTTCTCAATGCAGACTTCGGCGAGTCAGGTGGACTGAGAGCTGGCTTAGCTGTCGGTAGGCTTCATGGTTTTGATATCTACATGTCCAACAACCTACCTGCTGTAGGTACAGGACCTGGGACATCAGGGTCAGCAAACCAAAACTCAAACTTTGGCGTAATCGTAGCAGGACACTCTTCTGCTATTGCTACAGCTGCACAAATCACAAAGACTGAGTCTTATAGAGACCCAGATTCTTTCGCTGATATTGTCAGAGGTATGCACCTTTATGGTAGAAAAATTCTTCGACCTGAAGCGATTGTAACCGCTAAATACAACGTAGCGTAAGGGAGGATTGATAAATGGCAACTTTTGACATGACCTCATCTGCAACCGCAGGTGTAAATTCAAACTCTATCGCTGCATTACAAGCGAATCGAAATGGCACTGGCATGAGAATGGTAGAAGCTATTTTAGATATTTCTAAAATAACTGACTACTCATGCACAGACGGTGACATTTTTCAACTTCTTGAAGTACCTGCAGGCACATTCGTTCTGTTCGCAGGAGCAGAAGTGCTCACAGCTTTTAATGGTACATCACCAACTGTAGACATTGACTTTGCTGCAGGTGATGACATCATTGATGGTGGTGACGTATCCTCAGCAGGTTTCCTAGCTGAGGGCTCTAACGGACAAGCTAACGATGTCGTAACAGGCGCCGCATCAACTTTCACACAACATGTCACAACAACTGACACTATTGACGTGAAACTAATTGCTGGTTCTGCTGATGTTACTGCAGGTAAGCTAAGGCTATATGCTTGTATCATTGACACCAATGGTGAGCATAAACAATTAGCTGATGAAGTCGATAGAGACCAATTAGCGTAACTTAACCGGGGGCGGGCAACTGCCCCCAACTTAACGGGCATAGTATGGCAACTTTTTTAAGCTTAACAAATAGTGTCTTGGCGAGGATGAATGAAGTACAACTGACTTCATCCACATTTACTTCAGCCCGTGGCATACAAGTTCAAGCACAAAACGCCGTAAATGAGGCTATTCGTTATATTAATCAAAGAGAATTCAATTATCCTTTTAATCACTCTACACACACAGAGACACTAGTTCCTGGCACAGTTAGATATTCTTTACCTAATGATGCCAAGCTTGCAGACTATAATACATTTAGAGTTGTAAAGGATTCTACATTAGCATCTTCTGGTAACAACCTAAGTATTATGCAGTACAATGAGTACATAGACAAATATGTAGACCAAGAAGATGAAATAGACACAACAACCCTAGATGGCACATTGTCATCATCAGCCACAACCGTGACAGTAGCCAGCACATCTGGCTTTGATTCTTCTGGCACAATATTTATAGAGAATGAACAAATAACATATACGGGCACTTCTAGCACTGAGTTTACAGGAGCTACTAGAGGTGCAAACGGTACAACGGCAGCATCTCACGCTAGTGGTGTACAAGTTGCCCAGTTTACTGCAGGGGGCGTACCTACACATGTAGTAAGAACACTTGATAACAACTATTTGTTGTATCCATATCCTAATAAAACATATGCACTAAAGTTTGATTATTTTACTTTTGCATCAGACTTATCAGCACACGGCGACACACCAACAATACCAGATAGATTTTCTCCTGTTATAGTAGATGGAGCAACATCGTTTGCCTATCAATACAGAGGAGAGACACAACAATATCAACTTAACTTTGCTAGATTTGAACAAGGTATCAAGAATATGCAGAGTTTATTAATTAACAAGTACGAGTACGTTAGGTCAACTGTAGTGTTGAATCCTTCTGTAACTTCAAATTATTTTACTATGGAATCCGTTAGGTAATGCCTGATTTATCGCAAACATCTCCGGCAGCGTTTAACTGCGAAGGTGGGCTAGTTTTAAACCGTTCTACGTTTATGATGCAGCCGGGCGAGGCATTAGAGTTACAAAACTTTGAGCCAGATATAGGAGGAGGCTACAGAAGAATAAATGGCTTTAGCAAATACGTTACGGCAGTTG